GCACTAGCACCACTGGCAAACCAATCAGCATGTTTAGCACTACGCATTGCACCCGCATAATTTCTCTTATGTGTATTTTGCGTATTTTGTTCTTGTATTTTCTCTTTTGTAAATATATTTAAAATGCTTTTAAAAATATTAGCTGTATTAGCCATTAGTAAATCCTATTTGTAGCATCTTATTATTATATTTTCTTGATGTATTTTGTTTATGAATAGCTACTTGTTTTTCCCAGTAGTTAGCTAATTCTATCAATTCATTAAGCGTTTGAAATTCAATAACTCTTGAGGCAATTTGCAATTTTTTAACTAGAATCCCCTCATTATTAAACTTTGCTAATGCCTTTTGACATTCCGCTAAGGCTTTTTCTGCCTCGCTTCTACTATCAAAAGTTTGTAAATTACTTAAATTAGGCTTCACAATTAATATAAATTGCTCTACAGTTTCACGGTTATTGCCATTATTCCATGTAATAACAACAGCACAAGTGTAATTACTTGGTTCTAGTTTTAGTGATTCAAGCACAGAAAGATTGCAAACCCAACCTTCATTACTAGAAATTCCTTGTATATCAATAGCATTTATTCCACGTATAGCTAAATTCAAATTATGCGTAGAGCTTTTTGCTTGCTGTCCGTCTTTTAAAGTAAATGGAGTAAATGCAAAAGTATGGCTGTCTCCTGCAATCAAATATGTATTATTCATAGCCAACCTTGCCTCTTCGGTCTTTTTTTAGATTTATAATTTTGTATATCTTGTTTAGTTTCTTTAGCAACAGAAACATCATTATTAATACTATTATCTTGAATATCATTTTTATTTTTTATTAAATGTTTTTCGATTAAATCCCAATCATTATCACGCATCAAATGCACTTTTAATGCTCTTGTAGCATGTAAAGCGTAAACTTCTAAATCTATTGCTTCATTTGGTCTGCCCATTTTTCTTTGCCATACAAGTTTAATTGCTCCATTACGCCTTACAGGTGCTTTAACCTCGGCTTGTAATTGCTCAAAGTAGTTTGTTTCCATGCCTTGCGGATAGTGCATACGCCCAGCACCGCTACCACTTAATGTTAATCTGCCTCTATCGCCAATTATTAAATCCTTAGCTTTTGAAACACCAACAATAAATGGAGCCAAGCCATACTTTGATGCTTTAGTATTGACATAATTTGTATCAATACTTTGCTTTGGCTTACTAAATATCTCAGCTTCTGAACTGCTTGAGCCTTTAATTGCCATGATTAAACAGCTATTATTTTGATGATTACGCACATATTGATAAACACCATCACTAGTTGTACCGTCCGAGCTATCAATACTACAAGCTTTAACTACAAACTTATTTTTATGCTTATCAAAATATGGGCTAAATAAAATCTTATCTAAATCAGCCCAGCATATATCCTGAATATTTGCTGGATTGCCGTATAATTTATGATGACAAATTAGCCAGCTTTCCTCTGCTCTTCCCCATGCTCTAATCATTACCTCTAAGCGGTCATGCTGTACATCAACCCCTGCGGTTAAAATTAATCCACCTGCAGGAATTTCGTTTATTTCATATGCACCGATTCTACTTTCTAAACTTTCGGTAGATAATTTTTCATTGCTAACGGCGTATGGCAAACCCATGGAGCTGTTAATAAAAGTAATTAATGCCCCAATATCGCCAAGACTAGCTTCATGTTGAGCAGTTAGCCACTTTTCCATTAGCACGGAAAATCTTGAGCCATAAAACGGACTGTATAATTCATTTAGATAAAAGCCAGCAATGCCGTTACTTTCTTGCGTTGCTTGCCACCTTCCATTAATTACATTTCGGTTTTTTTGTATATCGTCCCAAATGCATGCACAGTGCGGGCAGGTATAGTAAGCTGTTTCAGGCTTTTTATTTCCATAAATAGAATGATTTAAGCTTTTATCTTCTATACATTTAAAATTATCAAAACTTAATGCATGTTCTTCATTACATTCATGGCAGGGGATTAATCCTATACGTTTATCAGATACTTGCATTTCAGCCTCAACTGCTGAAACACCACCTATAGTTGGCGTTCCACCTATAATAATTTTATGATTATCATAAGTTTTAACACGTTCTTTAGCTAACTTTATACTATCGCCTTGATTTTTTAAGTTAGCATTGCAATCATCAGGCTCTTCAACAATCACTCTACGAATAGGCGTAGATTTTACCGAAGCAGGAGAATTTGAGCCTACCAGCTTTAAAAATCCGCCGTCAAATCTTTTAAATAGTTGTCTTTGCTGTGCTTTTCGACTGGTTAAAGGTATCTTAATTTTTAATCTTGGTGTGGCTAAAACCATTGGTTCAAACTTTTCAGCCATATAATCTTTTGCTGCACCCTCTTTTGCAAATACTATTAATAATGGGCTAGGGCTTAAATCAATCCATGCACCTAATGCATTACCAACAACACCTGAAGTCCAAGCAACCTGAGCGGATTTTTGACAAACTACCTCACGTATTCTAGGGTCATCAAGTGCATCAAGTGGCCCATTCTCCCATACAAGATATGGTGTAATATTTAAATCATACTTACCTGCTCTTGATGCCTCAACTGGACTTAAAAACCTAAACTTATTCGCCCAATCTTTTATACTCATACGCAAAGGCGGTCGCCAAAGTTTCATAGCTTTTTTTAATGCATTTTTAACCGAACCACCCATAATGCTTATGTGTTTTTTAGTTAGTTGCATCTTCGTCTAGCTCTTCGTTATTTTCGTCAATATCTTCGTCTTCTATATTATCCATAGAAGCACTTAATTTAAGTAAGCAAGTTTCTATTTTATTTAGTAATATATTTTCATCTACATCTACGCCATATCTTGCTTTTATTTCAGTAGATAAAGTTAAAGGCAACCCTAGTAAATCTTGCCTACAAGCTGTAACTCTAGTTGTCCATGCAGCTGAAATCATATCTAGCGGTGCTAGCAACTCTAAATCTTTCATCAACGCTAATTCTTCACGGTCGCCTTTAATTCTATCTAATCTATCCTTCGGCGTTTCCGCCATAGCCTTGCTAACTTCCCTTCTTTTATACCAATTTATTACGTCTTTGGTTTCGTATTCGTTGCCTTGTCTTGGTAATGGTGGGTCTTCTTTCGCCCACTGGGTAAGGCTTCGCTCTGTAACTCCTAGAATTTGAGCTAAGGTTTTTTTATTAACTTTCATGCTAGGTAAATTAAAAAGGGAAGGAAGTCTTAAGAAAAAGTATATCTAGAAAAATTCTGCGGTTGTGCCGTCGTAGCCAAAAAAGGCTAGAAAGTACCTTTTTCATGCTGATTTTTGTTTAGAATATTGGGGTTCGATAGAAAATGCCTGTTATATACTTGAAAATATAGTCATAAATTGTTTAGTAGAAAACTCTTGAAACTCTTTTACAATAACTTTATTCATCATTGCAGCAGGAATTGATACAGAATACAGAGCCTTAGTTACTTGCTGTTCGCCAGTTATTGTTTTTGTTTTACCTTGTTTGTTTGTAAATGTTTTGGTTTTAATTATAGTTTTATTATTATATCTGCTCCATATACCACTATACTCACTGCCATTACTATGACTAATCTTAGCCTTAAACGGTGCTGAATAATTATTATTTGCTGTTATAGTATTTGTGCCAAGCATTCCCATGTTTGTATTTAATATCCCCTTAGACAATTTATATGTATATGCGTGTATAGGCAATGGCTTACCTTTTGCAATTAAGCTACCGTATAATTTATTACTACTGGGGCGATTTACTTGTATATCACGTTTACTATACTTTATTTTTATTCCGTATAGCTCTGTAATACTTCTTGAAACTTGGTTTTTTGCTTGATTAAGTGCTTTGTTTAAAGCACTAGACATGGCTTTATGTGTTTGTTTTCTGCTTTGCTTATAAACTTTGATAGTTCATTAAGGTTATGTTTTAGTGTTACTTTTAACATGCGTAAAAATCCACCATAACTAAATTATATGCAAAGAGTGCCAACTTTTCAAGATATTTTTTAAATATTTTTAGTTTTAGCATTAAAGTACTCAATTAACTCATTTATTAGCTTTGTTTTATATCTTATGAAAGTACGTACCGATAAACTTAATTCTTTTGCTTTTTCAGTATTGGTTAAATGTGTAAGCGTGTAAGTAATCTTGGCTAGTTTACGATAAATACCTTTTGCAATTTTTCCTATGGCTAAGTCTATATCAATAATAAATCCAATATCATAACTATGCAAAGATGTACGGATAGGCATTGCCAACCTGTAAGCTGATGATTGTTTGTACCACAGCATGTTATTAGCTCCACCGCCTTTAACTAGATATTCGCCCCAATTGTATAATTGAGCCTCAATTGATTTAACAG